AAATGAGGACAATTATTAATTACTTTATTTAATTTTTTTTGAATTTTTAAATCTAATAATGAATTTTTATTTATTTCTCTAATTTTATAAAAATAATTATTTTTATTTTTATTTAAACATTCATTTATATCCAAAGACATTTTTCTATTATTTAATTATATTTAATATATATGGTGTTTTATTGATTACATGAACAGAACTTGGAATTTTCTTTTTAGGTATTAAAAATCTTCTTATTACAAATTCATAAATTAAATCATTAATTATTTGATTTAAAGATTTATTTATAAAATCCATTTTATTAAATATTTCTTGAAATTCTTGAATTACAAATTTATGTTTTTCTTCATATTGACTTCTATAATTAACACTTTTATTTAAAATTTGATTAAATAAAAATTTAAAATCATTAAATTCATTTTTTTCATTTAGGTTTTTTGATTTTGTAAAATCTGTTATTATAAATAAATAACCATTATTATATAAATAATAATCTTCATTTAATAATTTATAATGATAATAGCGACCTTCTTTTATTTTATGATATTGAATATTACAAAATTCATAATTTGAATGTGATTTTCCTGTTTTTTTATAGAAAAACATTAATGCTAAAAATGCTTGAACATAAGCATTTAAAAATAAACCTGATTCATATTTATCTGAATTATAAAATAAATCCCATAAATTACCATCTGTATATTCAGTAAATCTTATTAAATTATTATTATCTTTACATATGATATGATTATATAATATAGGAAAATGATGACATTTTGAAATAGATTTTGTTAATTCATTTTCAATTTTTATACTTTCTAAATTTTCATTATTATATTTTGTTGAAATATTTGTGATAAATTTATTAGAATTCTCTTTAAAACTACTTATATAAAACATATTTTCTTTATCATTTTTATTACAAGGATAAATTTGTTTTTTTAAAATAATTTTATTAAGAATTGAACAATCATTCATTTTATTAAAATTATTTTTCATTAAGTCAAATATTTCTAATCTATCAGGAATAATTTCTTCATTTTTCAATGACTTTAATAAATCTTTAAATAAAATAAAAGGAGATGATTTATTTATAATCTCATTTTTTCCTTTATTAATTAATAAAAATTTATTTTTAATAAATTCATTTATTAAATTCTTAAAAAATAAATTTATATTAGATATATTTTTATTTATATTAACATAATTTAAATATATTTGTTTAAATACATAGTTTTTTTGAAATGGTAAAAATAAATAATTATAATCATATTGTTCTTTATCATTTATTATTTCACTTTCACTAAAATTATTTATAGTCCATAAATAACCTACATTTTCTATATAATAATCTTTTCCAAAAATTTGATAATGAAAACAACCACCTTTTTCTATTTTATGATAATGAAAATTATTTGAATGAAAATTTAATAGTAAATTTTCATTATAATATCTTCCTGTTTCTTGATAAAAAAATAGTAATGCTAAATGAATTTGTATAAATGCATTTATAATTAATTTTATATTATCACGATTTTTACTTATAAAATCTTTTAAATTTCCATCATAAAATTCATTAAAATTAATTAATAAATCTTTTTTGTTTTCTAATGCATACATAACTATATTTGGTAATACTTTTTTTGATTTACTTACTGACCTTGAATTACTTTTTATAAAACTATCACTATTTTCGTTAAATTTATATATATATTTATTAATAAAACCATATAAAGATTTAACATTGCTATCATTTGATTTACAAATTGTATAATCACATAAAATAGGGAAATGAGGACATTTAGAAACAGCTTTAGTTAATTGTTGTTGAATTTCTAAATCTTTTTTTGAAAATAAATCTAATATTTGTAATTTACAAGTGTATTTAAAAAACTTTTGATATTCATTTCTAAAAGAACATAAGTATGTATCATTATCGTATATATTTTTATTAAGAATAATATTATTACCTATTCTAAATATTGGTCTTTCATTTTTATCTAATTTATAAAAACTAATACATTTATTTTTATTTTCTTTAATATTTAAATTTTTTTTAATATTTTCATTATAATTAATTCTATGTTGCAACATTTCTAATATATATATATATAAATTTAAATTTAATAATCAATTTTTCCTAATACAAATGGTATTTTATTAATTACAATAGCATCAGTTGGAATTTTATTTTTAGGTAATAAATATTCTCTTTTTACAAATTCATCAATTAAAGTTTTCATTATATATTCTGAATTAATGTTTCGAAAACTAACATTAAATTTTTCATAAATTTGCTTAAATTCTTTAATTGCTTTTGGATGATATTTTACCTTTTTAATATCATTAAATAATTCCTCAAAATCATTAAAAATATATTTACCAGGTAATCTATCAGAATATGTAAAATCTGTTATTATAAATATATAACCTGTATTATATAAATAATAATCTTCATCAAATAATTTATAATGATAATAATTTCCTTCATTTGTTTTGCGATATAATATATTACAAAAATTATAATTATAATGACCATTCATTGTTATTTTACGAAAGAACATTAATGCTAAAAATGCTTGAACAAAAGCATTAATTAAAATTTCAGATTTATAATTTGCTGAATTTTTACATATATTATATAAATTACCATCAATAATTTCACTAAAAGTTATTAATATATCAATATTACTTTCACCTTTGAATATTGAAACAGATTTAGATTTAGAATTGGATGTAGAATTTTTTTTACAAAATTTATAATCATATAAAATAGGAAAATGATGACATTTGAAAACATTTTCTGTTAAAAGTTCTTTCATTTTTATGTCTTTTAAATCATTTGGATTATATTTTTTTATAACGGTAGTAATAAATTTAATATTCTTATTTATAAAAGAACTTACATATGATGATATTTTTTTAATATATATATTTCTTGCCATTGCAAATGCATCCATTTGTGTTGCTGGTGATTTAACTTCAACACAAGAAAAATTAATTATTTTTTCCAAAAATAATTTACTTTTAAACAATTCATAAAATTTTGAACAACTATTATTTTCAGTAGGTATAAAATCAAATTTAAATTTTATTAATTTTAAAACTTCTAATCTAGTTGGAATATATTCTTTATTTTCCAATGACTTCGATATATCTTTAAATAATACAAAAGGAGATTTTTCATTCATAAGCTCATAATATCCTTTATCGCTTAATAAAAAATTATATTTTACAAATTCATTTATTAATGTTTGTAAAAAATTATCTATATTTATATTTTTATTATTTACATATAATGCTAATTCATATGCTTCTATTTCTTTTTTATTTTTATTTAAGTTATATTTTAAATAAAAATCATAAAAATTTGTTTTTAAAAAATATTTAAGAAAACTTGGTAATGGAAAAATATAATGATAAAATAAAACTAATTTTGAATTATAAATTATTTCACTCTCTCCAAAATTATCAATAGTCCATAAATAACCCAAATTTTCTATATAATAATCTTTTCCAAAAATTTTATAATGAAAACTACCAAATTTATTTATTTTTTTATAATAAAATTTTGTTTTAATATTATTTCTTCCTGTTTCTTCATAAAAAAATAATAATGCTAGATTAATTTGTATAAATGCATTCATTATTAATTTCATATCTTTTGAATTTTTAATTACAAAATCTTCTAAACTTCCATCATAATATTCTTTAAAAGTAATTAATAAATCTTGTTTGTTTTCTAATGCTTGCATAACTATATCTGGTAATTCTTTTTTTGGATTATTAACTGACATTGAATTACTTTTTACAAAACTATCACTATTTTCTTTAAATTTATATAGATATTTATTAATAAAATCATATAAAGATTTGAAACTACTATCATTGGCTTTACAAATTACATAATCGTATAAAATAGGAAAATGAGGACATTTATTAACAACTTTAGTTAATTGTTGTTGAATTTCTAAATCTTGTTTTGATTTACTATCTAATATTTGTAATTTACAATTATATTTATAATACTTATCTTCATTTCTAAAATAACCTAAATATGTATCATTATCATTTTCAATTTTATTTGTAAGAATAATATTATTACCTATTCTAAATATTGGTTTTCCATCTTTATCTAATTTATAAAAACTAATACATTTATTTTTATTTTCTTTAATATTTAAATTTTTTCTAATAATATTAGAATAACTATGAATTCTATAATACAACATTTCTAATTATTATTATTATTATTTATTATAAAATACAAGTATGTAAAATTTTAGATTTTTTAGGTATTTCAGTTAATATAATTTTATTTTTTTCTAAAATTAATAAAATACATTTAACCATTTCATTTTTATTTTCGATTTTGAAACATTCATTTAATTCATTTTTAAATGGTATATTAAAAGATTTTGAAATTGAAATTAAATTATTATTTCTTGTAATATTAGAAGGAAATTTATTAAATTTATTTATAGTAAATAAAAATCCTAAATTTGGTAAATAATAATCTTTTTTAAATATCTTATAATGATAATAACCTTCTTTTTTAATTTTTTCATATAAGAAAATAGTGGGATTGCATTCTTTTAATCCATCATTATTTTTAAGTTTAAATGTAAAAAATAAAGATAAATAAATTTGTGCCAAGGAATTTAAAATAGATTTATTTGAAATATTAGATTTTGCTAAAAAATCATTTAAATTTCCTTTAGTATTCATCAAATTTAAAAATGAAAATATTAGTGGATTTTTTAATGTATGTGTAAATAAATCTTCATTATGAATTTTAGGAATTAATTTTTTTTCTTTATAATACATATTTTGAATGATTTCTGGATAATATTTAATATTTGTTTCTTTTTCATTTTTTACAAATTGATAAAAAGAACAAAATAGTTCAGCATAACAAATTGGAAAATGAATACAATCATTTATATTTGGAAAATAAAAATATACAGGTTTTGATGATGGACCTAAACTACAAGCTACTTTATATATCTTATTTTTAATTTTAATTAATGCTTCATAAATTTCTTCTTTTTTATTATTTTCACTTATTTTTTTTGTTAAATAAATATTATCAAGTATTTTTACTTTATTTTTATAAATATAAGGACAATCTATTTTTTTTAATCCTTTAAAATTATTCATTATAATTTCCGCATTTTTATTTCTTTTTTCAAATGATATTATAGACATATATATATCTATAAATAAAAAAATAAAATTAATTATTCATTCACTATTAAATTAGTTAATAATATATTATATTTTTCTAAAATAGAAATAATTTTTTTAAATAATAATTCTTTATTTTGATTAGAAAATGTTTTTTTTAATTCATCAATAAATGGTATATTAAAAGATGAAAAGAAATCATTAATAACATCCGTAAAATTTTTATTAATAGTATTATCTGAATGAATAGTTAAATTATTTATAGTAAATAAAAAACCCATATTTTTAAGATAAAAATCTTTATTATAAAGTTTATAATGGAAATAACCTTCCTTTTTTATTTTTTCGAATAAATAATTTGAAGAAATTGAAGATTTATGCGTATTATCAGTTTCTATATTATAAAAAATAGAAGCTAATAATATTTGAGCTAAACAATTTAACATAGCTTCATTACTTAAATTTGATTTACTTAAAAAATCTTGTAAATCACCATCAGTAGCTTGAGAAAACATTAAAATTATTTTATGTCTCATCCAATTTGTCAAAGGTTCGACATTTTTAGGATTTTTATAATATTCATCTTCTTCTTTCAATAATTTTTCATAATGATTAAGAGCTTTTATAACAGATTGTGGTAAATATTTAATATTAATTTTATCATCATTATATAATGCACCATAATAACATAATTTATAATCATAAAAAAAAGGAAAATGAATATTTTTATTTTGAATACTTGTAAATACATTATAATCATTAACATCAAAATTAACAAATTCTAAAAATAATTTATGTTTATTTTTATTATCTTGTATATAAACTTCATATGTTTCTGTAATATTATTTGTTTTATTTACTTTTCTAACTAAATACATATTATCAAATAATTTAACAATATGTTTATTTGCATCTTTTTTATATGAAAAAGTGCAAGTTGCTTTTTTATATTTTTCTTCAAAATATTTTTTTAAAAATTCCGCTTTAAGACTTCTTTGTTTAAATGTTTGAATATTTGAATTATTTGAAAATGATTTAGATGACATCTTTTATATATAATAATATATAAATAAAAAAATAAAATTAATTATTAGCAAATCAAATTTGTTAAATCCGATTTCTTTAATTCTTCTTTATGATTTTTGAAAATAGTTGTGATATAATTATAAGCATCATCAATTTGTTCAAATGAAACTCCACCAGTAATTAAAACACTTCCACTTTCAAATATAGCAACTGTAATTTTTTTACAATTATTTAAACCACAACCGGAACCTTTGCCAAAACAATAATCACTACAACTACATATTCCGTCTTGTTTATCTTTATTTTTATTCCAGAAAAACTCCAATTTTACACCGTGATATTTTCCGGGTTCAAAACTACATTTATTATTATAATCATCACTAATAAGAATTTTATGTAATACTTTACGTCTAATTAGAAATTTTTCGGTATTTTCAGGATTAGAATAAGTTTTAAAATCTGTATTAATCATTCTAATATGGAAAT